CAGCGACACGTTCGACGCGACGAAGTCCTGCATGTGCGACGCGATGAGCGAGTCGTTCGGCAGAACGTCGACACCGAGCGCGGCGATCGTCTGCTTCTTCAGCTGAGCCTTCGAGTGCTCGCTCGTGCGACGCGCGAACTCCTCGGCGATGCGCTCGAGCTGAGTCGGCTGAGTCATCACCGCAAGCGACTCCTTCGCGCGCTTGAGCAGAGCCTTCACGCGACCGCTCTCGCCCGCGTCGTAGCGACGGAAGTAGACGACGTCGTGCGTGACGAGCTGACGATGCTGACTGGCCGACGAGACGAGCGCGGGAATCTCGGCCATCAGCGGAGCGATCGCGTCGCGCGTCGCCTGAACGATCGTCACCAGACGCCGCGTGTACTCGCGGATGATCGGTGTGAACGACGCCTGACGCGGCATTCTCCGACGACGACCGGCGATGCCGATCGATCGGTGCAGACGAACCGCGTGCGCTGTGAACGTCTGAGTCACGATACGTCGTCCGACTCCTGCATCACCCTCGCGTGGTCGACGGCCTCCTCCTCAGTGTCCCAGTCGCCGACCTCCTCGCCGCTCGCGTCGTAGACGAGCCAGACGTCCTCGACCTTCTCGATCGAGTAGTCCTTGGTGATCTGCTTCCGCTCGCGCTCGACCGCGCCCTTCTGCTTCTTCGAGTGATCGAAGACGAGGCCGACGCCGTCGTCGATGAACTTGTTGGGTCTGTTGTTTCCCATCAGTCGTCGTCCTCGTCGTCGTCGGCGTCAGGGTCGTACGCGCTGGTCTTCGTCGGGGCCGACTTGCCTCCGTCGGTGTGCGCGCGAGCGTGGATGACCGTCTTCATTCCGCCGTACGGGCTCTTGACCTTCTCGATCTTCAGGATCTCGAGTCTGGTTCCGCGCGGGAGGAGCGTCTCGTTCTCGCTGGGAATCTTCGACGGGATGGTCGCGGCGCGCGAGCCCTTCGGCACGTGAATCGCCAGGGCGACGTCACCGCCGAACGCCGACTCCTTCTTCACGGAGGTCGACATGTATCCCTTGTCGACGAATTCGGTACCGGGTCCAGCGCCCTCGAAGAGCTTCGCCGAACCCATGCCGCGATACACGACCTGATCTTCCTTCGTGATCACGTCGGGTCTGTCGAACATCGAGTCGAGGTTCTTGACCGTCGTCTGATGACCCGACGGCATCTTGTCGGAGCGCAGCGCAGAGTTGATCGACGAGTAGGCCGAGCCCGAGTACGTCAGCGCGGCCTTCTTCTCGCCCGGTGTGAGCTTTCCGGTGAGCTTCGTGCGCTCGGCGTAGAACTGATCGAGCGACTTCGGCTTCGCCGCCTCGAGCTCCTTCAGCTTCCCCTCGAGCTCCGAGCCAGGCTCCGGCGACTGCGTACCGACGATCTCGCCGGCGACTTTCGTCGCGGTCTGCGTCTGGGGACCAGGAGGCGGAGGAGCCGGCTTCGGCTTCGTCTCCGTGAACTTCTTCGTCTCCTTGTCGACCTTGTACTCCGCTCCGCTGATCGCGTGAACGACGAGATGGTCGCCTCCAGGATCGAAGACCTTCTGTCCGGGGTAGTACTGAAGACCAGCCGCCTTGATCGCGGCCTCGTCGAGCGGCTTTCCGAGCTCCTTCGACTTCGACTCCTGCTCCTTCTTGTACGCCTCGTTCTCCGCGACCATCTTGTCGACGTTCGAGGTCGGCTTGGAGGGAGTCGGAGACGACGCAGGAGCCTTTCCGCCCTTCGCGTCCTTGACGAGCTGAGCGGCCTTCTGCGCGAGAGCCTTCTCCTTGTCGTCCTTCGCGTACTTCGCCGCGGCCTTCGCGTGGCGCTCGGCGAGCTTCATCGACTTCTCGGCGGCCTTGAGGTGCTTCTCCTTCTTGGCCGGATCCTTCTCCTTCGCCGCCTTGTCGAGATAATTCTGTCGCTGATCGACGAAGAACTTCGCGCGACCCGAGCGATGCGCCGAGTTCTTCGACGCTCCGCTGCTGATCTTCTGAGTGGCGGTGAGCTCGAGTCCCTCGCCGGTGTCGACGAACTTCGACTGAGCGTGAGCGGCCGCGTCGGCAGGAGTCAGCTCGGTGTCGGAGTCCTCACCAGTCGAGAAGTCGTCCTTATCCAGAGCGGCGAGCTCGACCTTCGCGGCGACAATCGCAGCGTTCGCCTGACTCAGCGGATGATATGGATCGCTCTGACTGTCCTCGTCGTCTCCGTAGACGTCCTCGAGATCGTTGTACGCCTCGATCGCCGCCTTGACCTTCTCCTTCGCAGCAGCCTTCTTCTCGTCCTTGGAACCACCTCCGCCTCCCGTCGACGTGAACTTCCCGGACTCGTCCTTCGGGTGAAGCTCCGGGTCCCACTCCTTCTCGTCCATGCGCGCGACGAACTCGTCTGCGATCTGGTCGAGCAGAGCCTGAGCGATCGAGTCCTGGCGATCGGCACTCTCCGTCCGCTTGCGACGGAGGCGGATCTTGCGCGCGTGACCCTTGACGCTGATGGTGACATACTCGGCAGGAGCGGTCTCGGGGTCTCCGTCCTCGTCGACCTCCTCGATCACCGCCTCGGCGGGCGTCCCGTCGTCGTTCTCGACCGGCGGCTTCTTCTCTCCGGTCGGCTCTTCGGTCGGCTCTTCCTCGCCCTTCTTGGCGAACGGAGGAGGTTCCTTGGCCTTCGGCTCAGCGCCCGATGGAACGCTCTCGTCAGGAGCTCCCGGAGGTGCCGAAGGATCGCCGGAAGGAGCTCCCGGAGGTGCCGAAGGATCGCCGGAAGGAGCTCCCGGAGGAGGTTCCTCTCCAGGCGCTCCGCCCTTGTTGGTTGGTGGAGGCGGAACGACGGTCTCACCGAGCTCATTGAGGAACGCGCGCTCCTTGAAGTTGACGTTCATCTCGGCGGAGTAGTCGTCACCGCCCCATCTCGAGAGGGCGACCTCCTCCGGGCTGACGGCCATCATCTGGACGTAGATGTTGTCCGTCTCGGCGACGACCTTGCGATGGTCGGCCTTCTCCTTCTCGGACATCTGCCAGAGTGGCTTGAACTCCACGCTCCAGCGCTTCGGCTCCTTGCCCCTCGTCACCGACGAGCGCGACTTCATCTGCAGACAGATGAGACGCGAGAGCTGAGGCTTCATACCGAGCCGACGAATGGTGTCGACGCGGTCGTACCACTGACGAATCTCGTGCTCGCCGGTCGCCGACAGTCCGGCCGGAGCCTGACCGAAGAGGCGAGTGACGGGCATGTCCGCCGCGGCCGCGACGCGCGTGAGCATCGCGGTGAGAAGCTCGGCGAGGCCGTTGACTGGAGTCGACTTACGCTCGAACTCCTCCTCGGCGTCCATGAGGACGGCGCGGATCGTCGACCGAGCGAGGTCGACCATCTGGATGCGCGTCCGGATGACGTCGTCGCGGTCCTGCGCGATGAGCTGCGCGAGTCCCTTGATCTTGAACGCGGCCTGAGCGAAGTCGTGGAGGAGCGCAGTCGTCGCCGCCCACGACAGATTGTAGTCGCGGAGGATGCCGTAGACGCGATTGAGGACCGAGTCGCCCCAGAGGTTCGTCGCCGTCTGCGACCGCGACACGCGGATGCCCGGGAAGACGACAAGACGCGACTCGTGGATCTCGACTCCACCGTACGACGTCATCGTCCCTCGCGCCTGAGGGAAGAGCAGATACGTCTCGGGCTCGCCGAACTTCGGGCGGAGCGGATTCGAGTAGTAGCGCGACGGTCTCAGCTCCCTCGCCTCGAAGACCTGAAGATGCTCGATCTTCTGGATCCTGTCCTCGTTGAGAGGCTGCGACATCGCCTTCTGCGTGTCGTTGATGACCGGGAAGATGGCAGCTCCGCCGAACGCGCGCTCGATCTTCTTCGCCTGACGAAGCACGTCGTCGACGCCGAGCTCCTCCATCTCCCACGCGAGCTCCTCGGCGAGCTTCTTGTCACCGACGTTGAGTTCGTACCCCGGGCGCATCGCCTCGTCGGGAACGACCTCCACGATGCGCGACGCCATGTCGTCGCTGCGCCAGAGGTCCTCGATCGTCTGGTCGTCGAGTCGGTCGCCCTGGAAGCGAGCCGACATCCGCTTGTCGCGACCCTCGATCCCGTATCCCGCGAGCGAGCTGAACCATCCGTCGACGCGAGCCGCCGCACTCGCAGCGTCCATGCGCGACTGAGCAGGCGCGGTCTCGCCGATCTCGCGGTCAGTGCCGCGGAGGTCGTTGATCTTTGCGAACGGCGAGCTCACTTATCCTCGACCCCTCGCCTCGAAGTTCTTGTTCGCCTGCTCGAGATGCTTCATGGCCTCGTCGAGGGCCTTGGTCGCCTTGGAGCTCGCCGCGGTGTGCGTGTTCAGCGCGCGAGAGGGATCGTCGGCCGCGGCCTCCTCGTGCTTCTGCGCCTCGTTGACGGCCTTCTCGGCATCCTTGATCGCGTCGATCGCCTCTTTGTCGGTCTTCGCCGTGAGAACGCGATCGGCCGCCGACTTCGCAGCGTCCGCGGCCTTGACGGCTCGCTCGGCCGACTTCTTCGCCATCGTCGAACCGGGCTTCTGGTCCTTCTTCGCGGCGATCGCCTCGCGGATCTTCGCCTGACGTGCGAGCGAGTCCTTCACCACGAAGTCCTGCGCGTCCTCCGCGTCAGTCTCGTGCATCTTCGCGGCGGAGCTCAACTCCTTCTCCGCCTTCTTGAAGTCGCCCTTCTCGATGGCAGCCTCGGCGCGATCCATCGCGTTGTGAGCCGACGCGAGCGGACCCGAGCGCGATCCGGTTCTCGCGGCGAGCTTCTCGATGGAATGCTTGTCGCTCGATGGAGCCTTCGCACCCTCCACACCCCACTTCTTGTCGTCCTCGAGCTCCTTCAGCGTGACGATGTGCGAGCCGCTCCTCGTCTGCTGAACCTTGTTCGTGGAGACCGTCGTCTTGGAGATCTTCTCGATCGTGGCCACTCCGCCGCTGATCGAAGAGATCTTTCCGTACGGCTTTCCGCCCTTCGAGATCGTCGCGCCGACCTTCAGCGACTCCTTCTTGCTTCCTCCTCCGCCTCCGCCCGACCCGAACTGTCCATTCTCGGCTCGCTCGACCTTGGACTCGTCCCAGTCGCCGCCGTCGAGCGTCTCGCGCTCGAACTTGGTCATGTACGCGTGGAGATGTGGATACTTGCTCTTCATGTGAAGTCCGCTCGGATGAAGTGTTGAGCCTCGGGGTCCTGGGAACCGTCCCATCGCCGAGTCGAACGGCGGAGGCATCTGTGCAAGAGATAACCGAAGCTCGGGCGACCCGAGCATTCCTCAAATCGTGGCTAGATCGACCGTCTGTCCTCGCAGCTCGTGCGAGCAGTCGGTCAGGAACTGAATCTTGCCGTCAGTGACGAAGGAGTGACACTGATAGCACTTGAAGTCGTAGTCCTTACCACACCAGCAAGGATCGCCCTCTTTGTGCGACGACGCGTAGTGTCCGCTGCGAACGAGAAGCGACGGTTGGAGCGTCGGGCGCTCGAAGCTTCCGTTGAACAACCACGCTCCCGGTCCCTCGACTGGAACGACGTGATGGTCTCCGCATCCTGGACACAGGAACGAGACCTTCCCGTTGTTCGTGCGCTTGAGCTTCACGTTCTGCTCATCGCGATCGCTCGAGAGATGTCCTCGTTGTTGACGAGGTAGATGATCGCCTGCGACAGAGCGTCGACCTGATCGTCCCTCATGCCGACGGGAAACGACGCGTGCTCGCTGATGAAGTCCTCGAGCCACGGAGCTCCCTCGGGGAGCAGAACGTGACCGCTGCGAAGCGTCGGCTCCATCGCGGCCGCTCTCGCCTCCTTACCGCCCTCGGGATTCACGGGGATGAGGCCGGCGAGGTTCTGGCGAAGCGTGTCGATGACTGCAGGACCGTTCGCCTTGTCCTCGACGATCGCGTACATGCAGTTCCACCGATGCATCAGTCCGCCGATCAGCTTCCCGCGAGGGTCGAACTGAGCGATCGCCTGACACGTCTCGGTGAACGTCATCGCCCGTGTGTCGTTGTCGAGGATGTAGCGGAACGGACCTCGCGTGCCGATGACGAGGCACGAGACGCGCGATCCGGCCTCGGTGCTCTTGAACGCGCAGTCGACGCTCATGAAGACCGAGTCGAACTGAGCAGGGCGAGGCTCGGCCGGCGACATGTCGCATCCGTGAGGACGAGCCGCGGCCTCGTATCCGCCGATCCCCGACTTGAAGAAGCGCCAGAGCGAGCGAGCGAACATGCCGCCGCCGCGAGGCGTGGGACGCTGCTGAAGCTGACCGGCCTCGGCGTATCCGCCGCCCCACGAGCGAAGCTGCTCCTTGAGCTCCTCGAGGTAGCGAGCCGAGAAGCGCTCGGGCCAGAGCAGAGCGCCGTCCTTGCCGTCCTTCTCGCGCGGATCGACGAAGTGAATCGACGAGCGCGAGCGATGCGGATGATCGCTCTCCCACTCCATCGGCAGACAGAGGTGCTCGTAGCCGAGCTCCTTCGCCAGGATGAGGCCGGAGATGTCGCGCTCGTGGACTCGCTGCATGATGACGACGAAGACGGCCTTGTCCGGGTCGTTCACGCGAGTCGGGACGACCTCGGTGAACCACTGCAGAGTCGCCTCGCGGATCTTGTCGCTCTCGACGACCTTGATGTTGTGAGGGTCGTCGATGATGAAGCGGTCACCACGCTCGCCGACCACTGCGCCGCCGACCGACGTGGCGATCTTCCATCCGCGCTTCGTGTTCTCGAACTTGACCTTCGCGTCCTGGTCGGACGACAGCTCGACTCTCCACTTCTCGTAGCTCTCCGGCGCCTCGGGCCCGTAGAGCTGACGATAGCGAGGGGAGTCGATGATCATGCGAGCGCGGCGATTGTCGCGGACGGTCAGGTCCTGCGAGTACGACGCGCAGACGTAGCGGAGCCAGGGCATCTTCATCGGGCCCCACTCGAACGCGGGCCAGAGGACGTTGACCTTGAGCGACTTCATGCAGCCCGGTGGAACGTTGATCAGGATCTTCCGGATCTGTCCCCTCGAGACCGCGGTCAGGTGATCGTCGAGAGCGTCGAGGACCCATCCCTCGACGAGCTCGCGTCCCGGCTCGATGATCGGCCAGAAGACGCGCGTGAATCCCTTGAGCGTCTGGCAGTCGGCGCGGTCGAGCTCGAGCAGAGCGTCGTCGGGACGAGTCGCCATCATCTTGATGCCGTCGTCGAATCGGTTGCTCCAGCCCCCGTCGGAACTGGAACCGAATCCCGCGATCATCGGTGGGAGCTGAGGACCCGCCATCACATCTCGAGCTTCTCGCCTCGCGCGACCGCCTCTTCGTCTTCCTTGATCATCTGAGCCAGGAGACGGAGCTGGTCGCGAACGCGACGAGAATACTTGGAGTAGTCGAACGTGTTGATGCTTCCGGTCGCCTCGACCTTCACCTCGCTCTTGTCCCGGAAGTCGGGATCGACCTTCTTGAGGAAGGCGAGCGTCAGTGAGTCGCTGTAGTGCTTCGTGTGAGCGACGATCTCGTCGCGGTTGCGACCGCCGACGACCGGATTCTCCCATCCGTTCATCACTCGCTCGCGAGCGACGGCGACGATCGCTGCGCCGAAGTGCTCGAGCATCGCCTTGCACATCTCGGCGAACTCGGGCTCACGCTTCCTGTAGTCGGCGATCTCGCGCGGATTGCAATTGATGACCTCTGCCGCGCTGATGTACGCCCCCGTCTCACGAAGAGCCGCGAGATACTTGGAGCACTGCTCCTCGTTCTCCAGACCTTCGAATGCGACGTATCGCGTTCTGACCCCGACTGGTGACGCCATATGGTTCGTGCTGTGCGCCAATGATGCCTCGGGAGATGCCCCACTACAAGCGATATTTTCAAGTCCGCAATGTCTTTCGAACAACCATGTTGCCCGGGAGTGCCCGTGAGTAAGTAGATGCGGATCTAAGGAACGCGCGCTCACGCGATAGCAAGAATGAAACCACGGGAACAGGCTAGCTACGAGTACGGCCCACCCCACCTCGAGTTTTTATATATATCTCATTCTCTCTCTATAAAAAGAAGGGTAGGGCTAACAATAGTTAGTGTGCCCCGGGAACTTCGTTCCTCTGTTGAGTTGATTCTGCGAGCAGAACGCCCAACTATCACGTTAGAAACCATCGTGACGGAATCGTCGATGGGAGAACTCTCACTCGTCCCGATTCACACGGGCGCTGAACTAACCCTGTGGAGCATCGGCGCGGAGTACCAAATTCCCCAGAAGTCTGGGTCACGATTCAGAAATGAGCGAAGTCGCCTCAGTCCCTCGTTGCCACCGGGCAACGTGGTGTGGTATAGTGCGATCTCAACGGGGAAGAATCAGCCTCGCATCGCTGAAAGCGGTACGATCATGTCGGACTACGAGGACAGAAGGTTCAAGCCTGTCAGTGAGAAGCTGAGACGTGAGGTCCAGGTTCTGCTGACTGACGAGATGTATCTCGCGGTGCTCGAGAAGTGCAACGACGAGAACGTTCGAGCGTCGCAGTGGATCCGCGAGGCGATCCGTCAGCGACTCGACCGCGAGCAGAAGCAGCCCGAGCAGGCAGAGGTCGCGTGACGAGCACGGCCGACGTCGTGCTGATGTGTCTCTGGTTGACGATCGCGCTCGCGCTGTGGGTTCGTCACCTGATGCGGGGAACGTATCCGCCCGGATACGAGCGTCGCAGCGACGACGGCTTCATCGTCGACCCGATCCGCGTTCCGGAGATGCGAGTCATAACGATGCCTCATCTGCCGATCGTCGTCACGGCCACGCAGGAGTGCGAGTATCCGCAGTGCGGCGACGACGGATGCGTCGAGTGTCCACTCGTCGACGAAGACCCGGTGTAGTCGTGGCTCGGCATCTGTGGAGAGACGACCGACGACAGGTGGAGCTGACGCGCGACGAGGTGCGATGGCTTCGCCTTCTCGACGAACCACGGGCTCGCGTGATCGCCGGATCGCCGTCGGCCCGTGGTGAGGTTCGCGCCGGCTCGAAGATCCTGCTCGACTCGACGATCAGCGGAACATTGAGCGACGCTCCACGAAACAGAAAGTTCTAAATTTTCTGCTCGTCACGGTTGGCTGCAACCGGGCAACGTGGTAGTATGGTGTTTCCGGGTCCGGGGTGTGACCCAAGAAAAGGAGTGAGCCATGACCAAGAGAGGCGATCGCGATCGCTTCGGCAGAGCCGTTCCGTTCCAGGAGCGGCGACCAGAGGACCTTCGTCCGCCGAAGGAGAAGCGTGGGGTCGTCCAGATCGCGGACGACCCTCCACCGTCGCGCGTGTGGCGAACGCTCGGGCGCGGCCGTCGCGCCGACGAGCGTGACCCAGAGTACGTCGTGACAACCGCAGGCCTCCAGACGATGGAGCGACTCAAGATGAGCCGAGACGACAGAGACCGCGAGATCGCAGACGCGATGTTCCAGCGAACCCGCGACGTCGTGGAGGCGTTCGTCCGCGAGGACGGAGGCAACATCCGCGTGTGGTTCGAGGAGAGCGAGCTTCGCGTCGAGGGTCAAGCTCGGCGCTATCCGCCGGAGGTCTTCCTCAGGGAGCTCCAGCGTCGCGTCAGCGAGGGTCTGGCCGACCTCGAGCAGAGGTACGGCGGACAGATGAGCGTCAACGTCAAGGATCAGCGTCCCCCGAACGCGAGGGAGAGGGAGTTCCTCGACATGATGACGGGACTCGGCAACGACGACCGGCGATACTTCAGGAACGAAGTCGTCGGCTACCCGAACAGAGAAAAGGAGAGCACGAAGATGGGAATGTATGAGTACGAGTACCGTGATCAGGTTCGCACGCTTGAGCGTCAGCTCGAGGACGAGGGACGCGAGCGTCGGGTCGCTCAGGATCGCCTGGAGCGCCTGAACGGCATCCTCGAGCGCGTCCAGGAGCAGTCGAACCCGATCGGCAGCGTCCTCTCGACGTACGAGGATCGCATGGTCATCACCAACGGAGCGCAGACGGTCGACGTCAAGCGTCACCCGGACGTGGTCACCGGCGACCGCGTCGTCCTCGTCGCCCAGACGATGCAGGTCCTCAAGGTCCTGCCGAAGGACGCGCTGAGCCACACCGGGCCGATCCTCACGTCGGCCGGAGTCGCCGAGGCTGGAGGAACCGTCGAGGTCGGCGGAGCGCTCTCCGGGATGCTTCGCACCCTGGTCGCCGTCGAGGAGGGGGATCGCCTGCTCGTCGACGAGACGACCAAGATGGTCGTCCAGAACCTCGGCAAGCCGAAGCAGGTGACCTCGCTCGAGAGCGTCGTCGACGTTCGGTGGGACGACGTCGGCGGATGCGACGAGGCGAAGGCCGTCCTCCGCGAGGCCATCGAGCTCCCGTACGAGCATCCCGAGATGTTCGCTCGCTACGGCAAGAAGCCGGTCAACGGGATCCTGCTCCACGGAGCGCCCGGTAACGGGAAGACTCTGCTCGGTCGCGCCGCCGCGTCGGCGATCGCTCGAGCTCACGGGCACGAGCAGGCTCGCGGCTTCCAGTACGTGAAGGGACCGGAGCTGCTCAGCAAGTTCGTCGGCGAGTCGGAGTACAACGTCCGGGAGCTCTTCGCTGCGGCTCGGCGTCACAAGGCCGAGTACGGATACCCCGGAACGATCTTCATCGACGAGGCCGACGCTCTCCTCGGGCGTCGCGGCTCGAGGCCGAACATGGGGATGGAGGCGACCATCGTCCCGATGTTCCTCGCCGAGATGGACGGCATGGAGTCGTCGTCGGCGCTGATCATCGTCGCCACGAACCGACCCGAGATGATCGACCCCGCGGTCGTTCGTCCGGGCCGCGTCGACCGGAAGGCTCGAGTGTCGCGGCCGAACCGCGAGCAGACGCGCCAGATCCTCGACGTACACCTCCGCCGCGTGCCGACGTACGAGGACGTCGCCGACTACGCGGTCAGTCGCCTCTGCGACGAGGAGCGGATGGTCGGTCCGGTGCCTCTCGCCTTCCACGTCTCCGGCGCGACCGTCGCCGGCCTCGTGGACTACGCGACCACTGCGGCGATCCGTCGCGAGACCGGAGGGTGCAAGCGCGACGGCCTCACGCGCGACGACGTCACGTGGGCCGCCGACCAGATCGTCCGCGATCTCCAGGGAGTCGACCACTCCTACGCGATCGCCGAGGCTCGGGCCGCGATCGAGCGGGGCGAGGTGACCGTCGTCCTCGACGCGAACGCGCAGGGAGGGAACTGAGATGTCCGAGCAAGAGCAGAAGAAGCGTCAGTCCATCTTTCAGGAGCAGACCCAGAGGAAGGAGGAGCTGCCGACTCAGGCTCCGATCGACCTTCCTCCTCACCCGGAGGTCACGCAGAAGGTCGTCTGCTTCGAGTCGCTGCTCGCCGACGGGGCGGGACCGGAGCAGGAGTACGACGTCTGCGCCGTCTGCGACTCGCCCTCGTGCGGCTACCCCGCTCGCAAGAAGGTGAGGGTCGTGGCGAAGCCGCTCTTCGACTTCAAGAGGGACGTCGACCAGGAGCAGAAGATCGACATCGGCGAGGGGCTCGACCAGAAGACGTATCTCTGCGTCTGCGGGAAGCGCGGCAAGAAGGGTGAGATCTGTCAGCCTCGGGAGGAGGCGCTGAAGTAGCTAGCTCCGTCGCCCCCGCGACGTAGAGCACCGTGACACGGGAACCGACGTCCCCGATCAACGTCGACAGTGTCAGCCTCTAGTTGGTACCGGCTAGTATAGCGGAGACGGGTTCGACTCCCGTCTGGAGGCCGAATGCGTGACTATTACTACAAGATCGACCTGACCGCTCCTCCGGGAGATCGGCAGGCTATTCCTCACACCGGGCCGTTCATGGAGTGGGCCGTCTGGCATGAGAGCATGATGATGGCTGGGAAGCAGATCTGTCGACACGACCGAGTCGAGGGATACCTCGTGTCGACGATCTTCCTCGCCATGAATCATGACTTCGGCGGTGAGGGTCCTCCGATCCTGTGGGAGACCATGGTACTCGGTGAGGGTGAGCACGCCGGAGGTCAGTGGCGACACTCGAGCGAGAAGGAGGCGCTCGGCTGCCACGCCGCGGTTCTCGCGAGCCTGCTGACTGACCTCGGCGTCATCGACGTGGAGGCCGTCGAGGTCCGTCCACTCCTTCCGGAGACCACGTGAGCGACAAGTATTGGCCGACCGTCGTCGTCACGGCTACGACGCGCGACGGCTCGAAGAAGGTCGTGATTGACGTTCACGCTCCCGTCGGCGCGTCGGCGACGAGCGTTCCCGTCCTCGTCGCCTCCGCCGTGGACTCGGCGCCTCTGGCCGGCGGGCGAGCGCTCGAGGCTCGCGTCGCCACCGAGCTGCTTCGCTCGATGCGTCAGCAGTGTGACGACGTCGAGAAGCTGCTCAGGGAGATGGGTCTCCTGTGACGGACCAAGAACTTCACGAGCTAGAGCAGAAGGCTCTTCTCGGCGACCGTGACGCGGTGATTCGACTGGTCTCGCTCGAGAGAAAACTCCGTGCGGCGATCAAGAGAGCTCTTGACTCGAGATGGGGAGACGGCGCCATCACTGGCGTCAACTCTGGACGTCTCTATCAGGCGTACGCCGATGCGATGGAGGAAGAGTGAACGAGCTCCGCAGCGACTTCGCGGCGTCCCTCAGCTTCCTCGCCCTCATCTATCCAGAGGGCCCGTGGAAGCTGACGGCGATCTCCGTCGACAAGAAGGCCATCGACTCGCGCACGTTCGGTCCGGAGGACGAGGACGAGGCGATCAAGTGGCTCCAGCTCTACGAGAAGCGGAACCTCTACTACTCGGTGAACCCGCCGACGCAGGAGGCGCGCGACCTGAAGAAGTGCGAGAAGGTCGAGGTGGCGCGAGTCCACTACCTCCACGTCGACGTTGACCCGCGAGCCGGCGAGGACGTCGAGTCGGAGCAGAGGAGGATCCTCGAGCAGCTCCTGACCTATCGCATCGAGCCGACGGTCGTCGTGTTCTCGGGCGGTGGATACAACGCTCTGTGGAAGCTGCTCGAGCCGATCCCCGTCGCCGACGGTGGAGGAACGAAGGACGAGATCGTGGCTCGCGCCGTCGACGTCGAGCGTCGCAACTGGCAGTTCGAGCTCGACTTCTCCACGCCCGATCATTGCCGCGACGTCTCCCGCATCCTGCGACTACCGGGCACGCTGAACCGACCGAACGCGGAGAAGATCGCGAAGGGTCGCACCATCGCGCTCGCCCGTGTGGTGAAGGTCAACTGGGAACCAGAGAAAGAGAGCGAAGAGTGAGGAAGGAGAACGCAGACGGCGTCGAGGTGGCGAACATAACTCCCGCCGAGTTCTTCGAGTTTCGTCGTCGAGCCGGCGAGAAGCCGAGGCAGTGGAACTTCGCGTCGAATCGCAACACTGGCGGTCTCCAGTACCGACTGACCACGGCGCGATGGGACATCCCGGAGTACGAGGTTCGCGAAGACGTCGACGTCCGTCTCGAGGACTGGAACGAGGTCATGGGACCGGTGATCGTCGAACCTCGTCGGTATCGCATCAAGACTCCTCAGGAGATGAGGATCGGCGAGCCGTATGTCAGTCGCTACAACCATGGAGCCGGAGCGCAGGACTCAGAGCAGGACAAGATCGACACTCTCGCGAAGGTGAGAGGCTGGAAGCCGCTGGGTCCGTCCGGCGTCTTCACCGAGACGTCGATGATCGACTCGCATACGAAGAACTACTGGAAGTATTTCGTCGTCGACGCGACTGAGGAGCGACGCGGCTCCGAGGTCTTCGAGGAGCCGAGGCTCAGCGCGACCGAGGTCCTCGACGAGCTGATCACGCACGAGGTCGCAGTCGAGAACTCCACGGCGAAGTTGCGAACGGCGATCGACCAGCTCACGAAGCGCCTCAGCGACCAGGAGCTGAAGATCAGCTTCCAGACCGGCCAGATCCGCGCGCTCGACGCGCAGCGACAGGACGACGCGAGGATGGTGCTCGCCGCCGTCAGCTTCGGTCTGTGGTGGCGATGGATAGCCCTCACGTTTCCGCCGAGAAAGTTCGGCGACGACATCGAGATCTACGACGCGCCCGTGGTGAGGGTCGGTCGGTGAGTAGAGACGACCGACCACTCCTCAGCGAAGAGTTGGGCATCCCATACGACGAGTTTCAGCTCGCGTGTTACATCGCGAGCGAGGGTCTCGTCATGCAGCTCTGCGTAAACGGTCGATCGTGCGAAGACCCTGCGACTCGATTCCATGTTGGACTCTTCGAGGACCGAGTCGACGCGGAGGTCGAGCGATTCCCAATGCGGCGTGCGAGCGAGCGACTTCGCGAGGCGATGCGACGGAGGCATCGGTGAGACCATACGCCTCCTACGCTGTCGAGGAGCGAGCAGCGTCTCGCCTCTCCGGCAGAGACAGGTCCTCGCAGACCCGTCGCGATCTTCTTCGCGCACAGAGAAGCTCCGCTCGCGTGAGGCTCGAGCGGAGATTCGTCGCGCCGTCGCCAACTGGCGAACGTGGGGTCTCGTCGAGTTCGGCGGACTCGACGATCCCGATCTGGAGATCCCGCACATCGGGCAAGAGCGCCGCAGAAATCGCCTCTACCGCGCTCGCAGACAACTTCTGCGAAGAGTCAACGAGATGAAGAAGATGCGAACCATCAGCATCTCGGGCATCGTCTACGTTCGCTACCCTGGTTCAGTCAACTACGGAGACTCCATCTGAGCAAGCTCCGGTCATATCCGTACTCAACGTTCATGGCGACTCCAGTCGTCCAGTCGAACACCTCGACGACTCGACGAGTCAGTGACAACGTCGTCCGAGTCGAGTCGCTGGATCACCTGAAGATCGACGACCGTCTCAAGGTCCTCATCGCTCAGGGCTACGACCCGGAGAAGCCGGAGCGATGGCAGAGCCGAAGCGACGCGCTCTTCCACGTCTGCTGCGAGATGGTGAGGGAGGGCCTCAGCGACGAGGTGATCCTCGGCGTCATCACAGACAGTCGCTACCTCATCTCGTCGTCGGTGCTCGACAAGGGCTCCGGCGTCACGAGGTACGCGAAGCGACAGGTCGAGCGCGCTCGCGACAAGGCCGAGAACCCGATGCTCGCCGAGATGAATGAGCAGTTCGCCGTCATCAAGTCGTACGGAGGCAAGGTCGGCATCCTGGTCGAGCAGGGAGCGCTCAACGTCGACACGGGAAAGATGGAGCCGGTCATCCAGACGATGCGGGAGTTCCGCGACCGCATCAAGAACTTCCCGAAGATGATCTCGGAGACGAAGACCGGCAAGGTCAAGGAGATCTCGGCGTTCGACTACTGGACCTCGCATCCTCGACGGCGCGAATACTCCGGATACGTCTTCGAGCCTGGACTCGAGGTGCCCGATCACGTCAACGCGTGGTCGGGCTTCTCCGTCATGCCGACGCCCGGTGACAGGCATCTGCGCTTCCTGGATCACGTGCGCGACATCATCTGCGACGGTGACGAGGAGTGCTTCCGCTACGTCGAGCGCTGGATGGCCCGTGTGGTTCAGTTCCCGCGGACGCCGTCCATGGTCGCGCTCGTTCTCCTCGGCACTCGAGGCACCGGCAAGAGCATCTTCTGCGACTTCTTCGGGCAGATCTTCGAGCCGCACCGACACACGGTCTCGGACGTCAACGCACTCACGGGCAAGTTCAACGCTCACCTCGCGAAGTGCATCCTCGTCGTCGCCGAGGAGGCCTTCCACATGCGCGACAAGCGACACGCGTCCGTCCTGAAGGAGTTCATCACGGGCAAGAAGATGTCGGTGGAGCCGAAGGGATTCGACCGAATCCAGCTCCGCAACTACGCGCACCTCATCATGACGTCGAACGAGGAGCAGGTCGTTCCGGCCGGCGACCACGAGCGACGCTTCCTCGTGCTCCGCGTCAGCGATCGCGTGCGCCAGTCGCGGTCGTACTTCGGCCCGATCCTCGACGACCAGCGGATGGGAGGCGTGGCGAACCTACTCCACCACCTGATGCTGGTAGATCTGTCCGAGTTCGACGTCACCGCTGTCCCTCAGACGCGCGCGCTGAGGGAGCAGCAGGAGTTCAACCTCGCGCTCGAGCTCGAGTGGCTCCTCCACAAGCTGGAGAGCGGTCGATGGTTCGACGACCGCGAGCACGGATGGGTCAAGGTCGCGAAGAAGGACCTCTACGCCGACTACGTGAGATACATGGAGACGGCGAAGGAGCGACGCGTGCGAGGCACTCGGTCGTTCCACAATTTCATCACGCGCGAGCTTCCCGAGGTCGGCGACAAGCAAGTCTACGAGAAGGCCGGAGCGACCGATCGCATCATGATCTTCCTCTTCCCGTCGCTCGAGCGATGTCGCGAGATGTTCGCGGCCGCCCGTGGATGGCGAGAGTACAAGTGGCCGGAGCTCCCGGCCGCGACGCAGACGCAGAAGACGACGCCGGGACCCTTCGACCACACGGAGAACTGATGAGCGGGAAGCACCGATGCGAGATCTACGTCGCTCCGACGAGCGAGGTCGGTGAGGACACCGGTCGTCGCCGATACGCGGTGTGGTGTCTCGAGTGTCGCGTCGTTCTCCACGAGGCGACCACGAGTGCGTCGGCGTGGATCGACGCGCATATTCGCGGAGAGGACGTCGGCTACCAGCGACCGATGACCGACGAGGAGCGAGTCCTGTCGTCCGCCGTGATGGCGTTCAGACAGTCGATGGCGAAGCTGCTCCGGGAGCACTTCGACAAGTTGACCTGATGGTGCGGAAGCCGAACGACCGGACGAAGTACGAGCGACTCCACGTCGCTCCGAACCTCGAGTACACTCCGCGCGAGGAGGGTCAGTCGACCTTCGTCGGTCGCGGCGAGCCGATCTACAGAGAGTCGTATCGCTTCGAGTGTCCGCTCTGCCACGCTCCACCGGGCCTCGACTGCATGGCCGTTCATCCGACGACTAACCCGCATCACAGAAGCAGATTTCCGGTCCGCGCTCACAGGCAGCGAAGAGCTCTCGTGCGAGCGGGCGAGAACAAACTGAAGCACGAAAGGGAGTGAACATGGCAACGAAGACAGCGACGAAGAAGCCTGCGACGAAGAAGCCTGCGAGGTCTCGGGCGAAGCCGGCGACGGAGGTGGTAGCGGAGAACGCCACGAAGCCGACGGCCGAGGCGATCCGCAATCACTTCATCCTCCTTCTCGACTCCTCGGGGTCGATGCGTCCGCACGCCGAGGGAGCCAAGAAGATCGTCAACCAGAACATCAACGCGATCCGCGGCGAGACGATCAAGCGCGGGCAGGACTCGACCGTCACCGTCGGCACGTTCGGCGGCGACGTCAAGTTCAAGCACCGCGTCGCGAAGATGGACGACCTCCGCGTGTTCTCGGACTACTACCCGACGGGTGGAACGCCGATGCTGCGCGCGATCCACGAGGCGATCGACGTCGTGGAGAGCGAGGTGAAGGACTCGGCGAGCGACAGCTATCTCCTGATGGTCATCACCGACGGCGAGGACACCGACGGCGATCGCTACAACGGTCAGAGGCTCCCGGAGCGCGTCGCGAGGCTCCAGGCGACGGACCGCTGGTCGGTCGTCTTCCTCGTGCCGAGCGACTCCTACAAGAAGACGCTCTGTGTGAGGTACGGCATCCCGCTCGGCAACGTCGAGGTCTGGGAGCAGAGCGCGGACGGCATGGAGCGCGCGTCGGCGTCCATCGCCCGTGGTATCAGTAGCTACGTCGCGGATCGCGCGAGTGGCAAGCGGTCGACGACGAAGTTCTTCGAGACCGATGCCTCCAACATCTCGAAGCGCGACCTCAACAAGTGCGTCGACCTCGCCGGCGAGGCGAAGATCCTCGAGGTCAAGGCCGAGTGCGTCATCCGCGAGTTCGTGGAGAGGGAGCTCGGCTCGTACCGCGTCGGCTCGGCCTTCTACGAGCTGACCAAGGACGAGACGATCCAGCGCTACAAGAAGGTCGCGATCATGGAGCGCGGAGGTCGCAAGATCTACGGCGGCGACGACGCTCGAGCGCTGCTCAACATGCCGAACGAGGACGTCCGCGTGAAGATCGGCAATCACGGGACGTATCGCATCTTCGTTCAGTCGACGTCCGTCAACCGGAAGCTCGTGCGCGGCACGAAGCTCCTGGTCATCCCCAGTCTCGCGTGAAGTGCTCGAGCCCAAGATGCACGATCTGCCGGGAGTCTGAGCCCGACGGACCGTGCTTTCGCGTCGCACCGTTCCTGACGGCGTGCGGAAGACGTATGCGCGACGGAACGGTGCAGCGAGACGAGCACGGTCGGCCGATCAAGGTCGAGCCGACCGTCTACACCTACGACCCGGCGAGGGTCGGCTGCCCGAGATGCCTGGAGGCGATGTGATCCATCTGGTCGGCGAGTTGAACCCGTACGGAGAGGACCCGAGGTTCGCCCTCTACGACGAGCCGATCGGCGCGTCGGGCCACCGACTGAGGGAGTACATCCTCGGCATCCCGAGACGGGTCTACCTCGCCGACTCCCTGTTCACGCGTCAGAACCTCTGCGTCGGTCACTGGCACAGAGAGACGGCGCGAGCGAGAATGGAGATCCTGATAGACTCACTCACATCGGGCGACCTCGTGGTCACCTTGGGTCGGCGAGTGGCTCAGGCTCGTCAGTCTCAGTACGTCCCAACGCCTCGCCCGTGGGAGGTCCAGAAGGTCGTGTCGAGAGGCTCGCTCCTGCTCGCACTCCCACATCCGTCTGGTCTCTGTCGCGAGTGGAACGATCCAGCCGCGGCGAGGCGAGCCCGCGACATCCTCAGAAGCGTCGCACCTCACGTGCGATGGGGAGAGCTGAACGGTGAGTAGTGTCCATCCGGAGTGCCACGGCGACAACTGCGAGAACGACGCTCGCTACGTCTGTGCAGACGGGAAGTTCTACTGCGCTCTGTGCGCGATGGGGAAGGTCGCGATTCGGTTCAGCGACGTGCCGAAGCTGCTCTGGCTCGTGGAGGCGATGTCGATCAAGTCAACGGACGGAGGCGACGGTAGAGGATGGGGTTTCGAGGAGGCCGCCGACGCTCTCGTCGACTTCCACCGAACCACAACCGGGCGAGGACGTTGACCAAGGAGCTGATCATACGAGTGCGAGCCAAGTGCGACCGTCCTCTACCGACGATTGCGCCGTTCACGAACGGAAGGCTCGGGCTCTGCTCGAGGTGCCGGAAGCCTCTCACCATGAGATGTGAGAAGTGCGGAGCTCCGGCTCTTCGAGGAGTGCTGGCGAGGGCGAAGTGCGCTCTCGTCTCATGTGACGGACGCTACGAGGTGACCCATGCAGGCGCATGAACTCGAGAAGCTCAAGCGAGAAGTCGCGCTCGAGCTTGCACGCAAGACCATGGAGAACGCCGACTGGTCGCGCGGATACGAATCACTCACAGAAGAGCAGAAGTCCGCTTACGACTGGCTCGAGTCGCTCTTCTACGACGGCGAGATCACGTACGGTCAGCTCTGGAAGATGTGTCCGAGATATCCACTTCCGGCGCCATGACGAAGCAGGAGAAAGAGGGTCTGGTCAAGCTCCTCCGCGTCAACGTCGCCTTCACGGACGACGTGATCGCCGCGAGGAACTGGATTCGACGTCAGATGGAGATCGACGAGCGGCGCCGTCGCCCTCGAGGTAAGTATAGGAGCACGAGATGACGAAGAGGCTGTTCGAGATTCTACCCGACCCCGACCCGATCTCACGCGCGAAGGGTAACCGACTCGCGATCGAGTGGGACCCCGACGAGTTCACTCACTTCGTCGCCATTCGCGAGGAGCAGACGCTTCCCGAGACGGTGTCGTACAAGACGGCGAACCACGTCACGCATCTGGACTCGCTGCTCCTCAACAAGGAGCAACTCGTCTGGCTTCGCGACAAGATCGACAGGGCGATCCACATCCTCGAGAAGAACGAGAGGACCCAGAACTGATGATCGACGGCGATCCAGCGATCAAGACTCCGCAGCTCGCGCATCAGCGGCAGGAGTACCTCGAGAGCCGCGAGAAGACGGCCCGAGCGATCTTCTGGGAGATGGGTCTCGGCAAGTCGAAGCTGATCATCGACGTCGCGTCGCACCTCCACAAGACGAACAAGATTGACGCGCTCGTGGTGATCGCGCCGAACGCGACGTACCCGAACTGGATCCGCATCGAGTGTCCGAAGCACATGGCGGCGGACTACGTCCACCTCATCTACCCGAAGACGGACTCGCAGCGCGACACTCTCCACCGGATGATCTTCACCGATCCCACCGAGTTCCAGGGGAAGCTGCGAGTCGTCACCATCGGCTTCGACGCGCTCGCGATGACGGATCGCGCCTACGACTTCCTCGAGCGCTTCGTGCGAATCCACCGCACGATGCTCGTCGTCGACGAGTCCACTGCGATCAAGAATCGCAAGACGAAGACGTCGATACGAGTCAAGAAGCTCGGGCGTCTCGCTCACCGCCGATGGATCCTCACGGGCACGCCGGCTGCGAACTCACCGTTCGATCTTCACTCGCAGATCGAGTTCCTCAACCCCGAGTTCTGGGGATGGCACGGACTCAAGTCGTACGCGGCGTTCAAGAGCGAGTTCGGCGTGTGGAAGACGCGACGCATGGGCGCGCGGATGTTCCCGGAGCTCGAGGAGTACCGCGGACTCGACAAGCTGCATGACATCATCTCGGAGATCGCGTCGCGACTCACGAAGGAGGACTCGGGCGTCGAGCTCCCGCCGAAGATGTACGAGCTGAAGACGTTCGACATGGTTCCGGCGCAGAAGAAGCTCTACGAGCAGGTGAGGAAGCGCCTATGGGCCGAGCTCGAGGGAGGCCTCGAGGTGGACGCCCGGTTGGCCGTCACCCGTCTCATTCGGCTCCACCAGATCGCCTCTGGCTTCGTCACGGCGGACGACACCGTCGACGTTCCGGCCGGCGTCGAGGAGATGCCGGACCTGCGACTCCTGCTCAAGAACCGCGTCCTGGCTGACATCATCCCACCGGAAGAGAACCCGCGACTCGATCTTCTCCGCGAGCTGATCTCGCAGACCACGGGCAAGGTGATCATCTGGGCTAGGTTCACGCGCGAGATCGACCAGATCTGCGACATGCTCGGCGAGGACGCGCTCCGCTACGATGGTCAGGTGAACGACCGCTCGCGCACGTGGGCTCTCGAGCGCTTCTGCGACCCGACGGACACGAAGCATCGGTTCCTGGTCGCCAACGTCAAGAGCATCTCGCACGGCGTCACGCTGATCGTCGCCAAGACGATGATCTACTACTCCAACGACTACTCGCCGGAGAAGCGACTCCAGTCCGAGGATCGCTTCCATCGCATCGGGCAGGATCAGCCCGTGTTGATCGTCGACATGGCTGCATACGGAACCGTCGACATCAAGCTCCTGGAGGGTCTGCTCGAGAAGTTCGAGACGTCGGCGCTCGTCACCGGCGACAAGTATCGGGAGTGGATCAGTCTACCGATGGAGGAGGCGGCATGAGAGTCTTGGATCCTGGTCATCAGTACGAGCTGAGCGTCATCTCCAGTCACCTCGAGCCGGAGCGCGCCGCGAGAGACGGAACGTTGATCCCCGAGACGCTGACCTTCGTCAAGCGCGTCGGCGATCACTACCCGGGCAACAAGCAGCCTCAGTACTCGGGAACGACGACGCAGGAGGTCATCCGCGCGTTGATCGATCGCACGAAGTACGTCGACAATCAGATCCCGTCGAATCACAACGTGGTCGTCATCGACGGTCTGCGCTCGGCGCTCTACTCGCTCGAGCTGAGAGCGGCGGCGGAGCGCGGGGATCGTCCCTACTTCGACCTCGAGACGTGCGCGACCTGCGGACACGTCCTGTGTAGGAGGCATCAGTGAGTCATCAGTGTGCTCATCCTGGATGTCACGGTCGAGAAATGCGGCGTGCTCTATCACCGACCACCGAAGCAGTAAGAAAACCGCTCGTAGAGTTGCCAGCAACCGGCCCCGCGTGGTATAGTTGCGCTTTCTGAGACCAAGAAATGGAGCGACCCATGAGCGAACCGATTCGCGTCATCCTCTTCGCCGGAAGAATTCCGGCTCACTCTGTCGTTCGGAAGATGAACGGCAAGAAGGACTATCGTCTTCGCACTGAGCTGAAGATCTACGGGCCGACCGGAACCGAGGTCATCAGTAAGGGCGACGACTTTCGCTACATCGTCGACGCGGACGGGGTCATCGAGATCATCTCAGCGTCGTCACCGCTCGTCTGGGTCGCCTCGAGTGAGGATCTCCTCGAGTACATCCAGAGCGACGGCAAGTCGGAGAAGTGATGCAGCAGAAGCGATGGAAGTGTCCGAAGTGCGCGCGACCGAGGCGCACGGAGATGAAGGTCTCGCACACCTACTGCGTGGAGTGCGCGCGATGGTACGACCTCGTCGACGTCGTCGGCGAGACCGAGGCCGCAGTCTTCAATGACATCGGGGACGTCTTCGATCGCGTCAGGGTGGAGGCTATGTCGCTGAGAGACGAGATCGAGCGCGCAGCTCGTCAGCCCATGGTCGTGGAGTCGGCGAGCGCCGACGAGTGGATCGCCGACCCGGATCGCGTCGTCAACTGAACATGGGTGGACAGAAGGGATACATCCGCGCGATCGATCGTGCAACCGAGATGCTCGGCTCCTACGCGGGCGTCTCGGTCGGCGACGTCGTGCTCGTGTTCGGTCGACCTCGACTGGTCACGAGCTGCTCTCGCGCCGGCCTCGGTCTGGCTCGAGTCGGCCACTCGTGGACGGAGCCGAATCCATGTGTGATGCACGACAGAGCCGTCATCAGGGACCTCCGAATTCTCAAGCTCGCGGACGGCGAGTCGCGTGCGCTCGCGAAACTCGCGCGCGAGTTCTGGATGCGCGAAGATGTGCGCCAGGCTACCGTTTTGCACAATGGCGCCCACGTGCGCCACGGTGGCCGACCGCGCGCCTCCAACCGCTGCGCTGTGTGCCCGCCACACCCATACCGAGTAGAGGCTGAGCGCATCCTGGCGCGCGTGGCGTGGTACCTGGCGCACGTGCCCGCACCCCACACCGCACCGCGCGTCGCGCGAGTGAGACACGGAGTTTGATGCCGAGAGTCTTCGTAGTTCAGAGTCACAATCGTCTCGACGACAACGGGAAGTTGACGCCGAGGTACGACTTGACTCCAGCCGAGGAGTTTGGAAGGCTCGAGTTCCTTCTGAGTCCGTCGGCGAGTCCCTTCCACGCGAGCGCCGGACCGAACCCGGAGCTCGGCGTGATCGGCGAGCTTCGCGCGAAGTTGTCGGGCTACACGCGAGACGACTATCTGCTGCTCGTCGGCAATCCAGCGCTGATCGGGTTCGCCGTGGCCGTCGCGTCGCAGTACGACGACGGTCACGTCACGCTGCTCCAGTGGGACGGGAAGAACCGTCGCTACATCCCGATCAAGGTGAATCTCGCCAAGAGCAAGTACGAAGATCCAGACTTCGCGACCTGGAGGGAGTGATGAGCAGACCAGGAGACATCGACTTCGACGAAGAGCAGTACGCAGAGGACCTCGCCGAGGACGCGGCCGACCTCGAGATGATCTCGGAGCTGTCGGCGCGCTCACTCGGACAGATGGCTCTCGAGACCATCGAGCTCCTCGAGGAGCAGGCCGCGCTGAAGGCCCGGTGGAAGGTCGTCAAGAAGAAGCTCCAGTTCCTCGCGGAGAAGATCATCCCGGAGAAGCTGGAGTCGATGGGGATGGACTCCCTCACGACGCCCACCGGGCTGAGCATCTCGGTCGACAACAAGATCTACGCGTCATTCCCGAAGGACGCGGAGAAGCGCGAGCGAGCGTTCGAGTATCTCAGGAAGGCCGGCTCCGGCGGTATCATCCGCACGAAGTTCGAGCTGGAGTTCGGCACGGAGACCGACGAGCAGGCTCGCGAGTTCGCCAAGCTGATCTCCGAGAACAAGGTCGACCGTCAGGCGCACGTGTCGGCCTATCGAACCCTCAATCACGCCCAGATGATGTCGTTTCTGCGTGAACAGCGTGAGGCCGGAGCAGACCCACCGATGGACGCATTCGGCGCCGTCGTGAAAACGGTCGCGACGGTCAAGCTGATCCGCTAGGAGAAGAGCATGGCAAAGAAGGAAGAGGAAGAGACTCTGCCGGCGGTCCTGGACAAGGTTCCCGGACACCTCGCGACGATCCCGGACTACGGGGAGGACGCCGGCGACGGATTCGAGGGGATGTCTCCGCAGGAGATGGCTCCCCCGTTCCTCGCGCTGTCGCAGCCGATGACGCCGGCTGTCGTCGAGGAGAAGATGAAGGGAGGCGTCTGGTTCAACACGCTCGACGGTCGCGTCTACGACCGCGAGCGAGGCGTGCTCTTCGTTCCCGCGACGACTCGACGCTACTTCGCGAAGTGGCTCCCGCGCATCGCGAAGGAGGGTGAGGCGCAGAAGGCCCAGAAGGGAGGCTTCCGCGGTCACCTGATGCCGGACGACCCGATCGTGGAGAAGTGCATCCGCGAGCAGGAGTTCGGCAAGTACGAGATCTACGAGGGCGACACGCGACTGGTCCTGCGCGACACTCGCTACGTCTTCGGCTCGGTCGTCGACGAGGAGTCGATGTCGTTCGACTCGTACGCCGTCATCGCGTTCGACCGCACGAAGATCTCGGCGTACAAGAAGTGGATGCAGCGCCTCGGTCAGTTCTCGGGTCGCATCCCCGTCTACGGTCACCTGACTCGCATCACGTCGAAGCAGGAGAAGAACGACAAAGGCATCTACTACATCCCCATCATCACCAGCGCTGACCCTCGCGGTCTTCGCGAGAGCCTCCTGCCGGTGAGCAGCGAGCTCTATCAGGCGTCGAAGGTCCTGAAGCAGATGCTGGCGAAGGGTCTCGAGCAGAAGGTCAAGTTCGAGCATCAGGCGGCGTCCGGCGACGACGACGTCGACGTCGAGCGCGACGGTCATCCGTTCGGGAGCGCTGGACACTGATTGGACGTGCCCCGGAGCGGTAATCCGGGCCGCGTGGTCGCAGATGCCGAGAAGGGCGATCCACCGGCGCACGTCTAGGGGCGAGCTAAGCGAGCGTATGACACCCACGCTGTCCCGGTCCGGTGTCAGGTCGTGTACTTCGCGACCTCAGTCACTCTAGCTCAGTTGGACAGAGCACCGGCCTTCTAAGTCGGGGGTCGCAGGTTCGAACCCTGCGAGTGGCACGATGGAAACCAAGAAAAGGAGAGTCGGAATGAGGAACCTGACGAGCGGTGAGATGAAGGAGACGGAGGACCGAGTCTTCGCGCAGCGCGGTCGAGAGATCGACGGCATCATGAAGCTGCTGAACCTTCACTCCCCGTCGATGCGAGCGACGCTTAGGAAGATGTCGACGTCGGAGATTCGGGACTTCGGGCACGGTCTCTCGAGGGCGATCGACAAGCGGGCGAAGGAGCTCTGGCGCGACCAGATCAAGCCGCCGTGCTACGTCTCACACAGCGAGGACTGCATCTGTGGGGACGACTGAGGTTATCGTCGGTATCGTGGACGTCGCCGTGCTCGCGGCGCTCGTCCTGTCCATGATCAACGCCCGGTGGCCAGACACCGTCGACAGATGGAACTGCGACCACTGCTGGAGATCGTACTCCAATCTGCGAGCGCTCAAGATTCACCAGTCCATCGAGCATCCCAGTCCGCTCGAGGACCACGAGCACGGCGTCGTCACGACGTACGAGCCCGCGGCTCTGCCCGTGGTAGTTCCACTCGGCGAGCGAGATCCGTCGGAGCTTCCTCTGATCGAGGAGCCGAAGCAGGAGGTCGTGGTGATCTCCAACGGACAGAAGTTCAAGATCATCAGTGGAGGCAAGAAGTGAGCGTCGTCACACCGGGCAACCACGTCGTAATGCTGACCATGGAGATGTCGAGGGAGCTCATCGATCTGACGGATCGGTGGGTCACGGCCGCTCCGGAGAAGCGGCAGAGGAAGGCCTCGCCGCACATGACCGTCTGCTTCGTCGGCAAGAACCTGACGGAGGACGACGGCAAGGTCATCCTCGACGTCACGAGGCGCCACGCCGACGACGCCCCGAGGTTCGTCGCCTCGCAGAGTCACCTTCGCATGTTCGGCAAGGACCGGAACTGCCTCGTGGTCCTGATGACGGCGTCGATCCAGCTGATCGACTTCCGTCAGCACATCCTCGAGAACCTCAAGGCGGCGAACGTCGACGTCAAGGAGGGAGGCTGGTCGTACAACCCTCACGTCACGCTCGCCGAGGGCGTCAAGGACGACGAGATGCCGCAGTCGCGAGTCCGCGGCTACTCGCTCGCCGTGAAGAACGTCTGCGTGAAGATCGGCGAGACGTACCACGTCATCAAGGAGTTCGCGTGAGACAGAGCGGATTCTACTGGCTTCGCGCGAGATCTGGTGAATTTCCACCGTTTCTCGTTCGTCTCTTCCACATGGAGGGCGTCGCCATGGTGTCGACGGTCGGATACGAGCCGAAGTCTCGTGGTCTCGACGATCTACTCGAGATCTTCGAGATCAGCGAGCGTGTTCCAGATCCAGTTTGGACGGAGACGTGAGTCGCGTCGACGAGTTCTGGGAGTTCATGGTCGAGCGCGAGCTGATTCGTCAGCGGCGCCTCGTCGGTCTACCGCAGGAGCGATGGACCGACGACTGGATCTTCCAGCAATTCTCGTTCACGAACGTCAAGCGCTACCACGACCGCACGACGCAGCTCTTCAACGCGGAGTTCTACGCTCCCTTCAAGATCGCTCACCAGGACGATCAGGGATACGACGAGCATCCCTGCGAGGAGGCGCTCCTGAACGCCTCGATCTACCGGCTCACGGGCACGATCCACGCGGCGAGGGCGATGGGATGGTCCGAGTCGTGGGACCGGAGGCGGTTCGAGACGAAGATCGGCGCTCGCATCGCGATGGGAGAGCCGACGTTCACCGCGGCCTACATCGTCCCGAACGCCGGACGCACCGACCCGAAGCACGAGGTCGTCGGCGAGATCATCGACGGCATCGTCAACTCGAGCGAGTACATCCTCGACACGCCGTTCTGGAAGATCGCCTGCGGTCGCATGTGCGGGCTCTTCGGTGTCGGCAGCTTCATCGCGAAGGAGATCCTCCTCGACTACATCCTCGCTACCGACTGGACTCCCGACGACTGGTCGACCTGGACGCCGATTGGCCCGGGAGCGAGGAAGGGAGCGTCCTGGGTTCGGTACGGCGTCATCGAGAAGATCTCCGAGGTCGAGGCGCTCGAGGTCTGCCAGGAGCTCTACGCGATGCGCGACGAGCGATGGCCGGAGTGTCACGGCGAGCGGGAGCACACCTACGAGTTCCCGAAGCTCGAGCTAACCGACGTCCAGTTCCAGCTCTGCGAGGTCGCGAAGTACCAGAAGGCGAAGACCGGAGTCGGTCAGCCGAAGCGGAAGTTCAAGCCCACGGTCGACGACGTCACGTGCGCCGTCACCAAGATCAACGTCACAGAGAAAGGATGAGCGACATGAGTGAGCAATACGTGGTCGTCAAGACCTCGGACACGAAGCCGGGAGACAGAGTTCTCTGGGCTTCAAATCTCGACTCCGTAACGAGGATCGCGAGGGAGTTCAACTCTGGCACGCGACCAGACAACGAGACGCACTGGCACAACGGGGACTACGCGCGCGACAATCGCTGCTGTCCGCCGAACTCGCCTCCGAACAGCGAGGAACGCAAGAAGATGGAGGAGTGGCGCCAGCGGTTGACGCGTGACCCGTTCCACTGCATCGTCGACAGGTTCGACGGTGATCCTGACGTCCGTGCCGTACGTCAGCTCGAGCGTCAGCGTGAGACCGATCGTGCTGTCGCGAACCTCTACGACGAGGTTCTGCGCAGTCGCGAGGAGGCGATCAACGTCGCTCTGCGCGACAAGAAGCCGGTGCCGAGGTACGCTCCGCTCGATCGCGACGACATGTTCTCGCTCAAGGACGGGCGCGTCTTCACGATGACGCAGGTCCTCGAGGCGAGGAAGCGCGTCCTGCTCGAGCTCTCGGACGCGAGCGCGCGAGCCGAGCGGAAGCGTCATCCTGCTCAGCCCGACTGTCTCGACGACAACGAGCTGCTCTACGCGCCCGACGCGGACGTGAGCATGTCGTCGGTCGTGCGCGAGCTGTTCGCGTAGTAACGTCGCGGCCTCGAGCCGCTTTTGGGCCGTGAGCTCGTTGGAAAGAAGCTCACCTCGATCGATCGTCGAGGTCATCTCGTTTTCAGTAGTCGGGTACTAGTCCGATGAACACGCGAGACAAACCGCGCAGAGCGGTGGACAGGGTTCGAGTCCCTGGCGGTCCACGGAGGTAACGATGAAGGGCAAGATTCTCAAGCTGACGACGGGCATCGTCGTCGCTCCTCACACTCAAGTTCGCGGTGGATGGACCTGCGTCATCCTCGAGTCGAAGCTGCCGAACTATCCGGTCGGCGGATACGACATCCACGTGTTCGACGACGATCTCTCGCTGGGAGTCGAGATGTCGGTGGGACCCCGTCGAGAGAAGGCGAGGTGAGGATGAGGACCATCAGTCGCGACAACTTCGGCATCGAGTTCTCCTGTCGGGGTGAGTGATGAGGGTCGTCAAGACGTGCAACTTCGGGAAGTCTGGTGAGGCTCCCGGCCGCGACGAGTCGTTCGTGGCTGAGGGTGTTCGCATGGACTCGTTCCTCGCCGAGAAGCTCTGCGCCGCGATGTGCGGACAGTTCTCCGGCGAGAGCTCGCCGTGGTACTACAAGGTCGTCGCCGACGACTACAAGCTCCAGGAGTTCGAACCGTGAGTCAGCTCGCACAGATCCGCGCCGACATCGTAGAGTTGTCCGGCTCCGGCAAGAAGGTCGCGCCGAACGCTCGTCGTCACGGCATCTACTGCTCATTCACCCTCCCCGGGCTCGACGACATGCGGGCCGTCCGCGACACGAAGACTCGCTACGAGGACTTCAAGGTGCCGATGAGCCTCGAGGGTAAGACCTTCCTCGACGTCGGCTCGAACGTGGGAGCCACGATCTTCGAGGCTGCCCGGAGGGGAGCGAACGTGACGGGAGTCGAGTTTCGGCAGGACCGAGTCGATCTCTGTCACCGCATCGCGCAGCTCTACGGGACGCCTCAGGCGGGACCGCTGATGATGGAGATGCGCGAGCACGAGTCCATCGGTCGCGCGAAGTTCTACGTCGCGAACTTCAACGCGATGCACGAGCACGAGAACGATCCGTGGAACCGTCCGGTCCACGACGTCGTGTGGTGCTGCTCCGTCGACACGTACATCGACGATCGCGCCGCGTTCTACGCGATGCTTCGCTCGCTGTGCCGCGAGACGCTCTACTTCGAGTCGAACGTTCAGCGAGGCTTCAGCGAGCTCGACGCCATCCGCGCCCTGAAGGACGCCGGATTCGACGAGGTTCACTATCTCGGCAACGGTCACTCGGGCGGGATCTCTCGCAAACGGAAGCTCTACCGGGCGACGATCTCCCAGCGCGCACCGACCTGACGAGCGCGTCCGGCGTGTCGATACTCGCGGAGCACCATCGCCGCAGTCGTCTCGTCGATCAGCAGAGCCTCGGCGATGTCGCTCAAACTCAGCGGGAAGTTCGTCATCTGGAGCAGCCTCTCGATCGGACAGTCTGAAGTTTTCGCCATGAGGCCGCGTCACTGCATAAACCATGCCACTACCGTACCCCACCGGCCGGGTCAGACACCGAGCGAATGAGCCCAACGTGCTCAGTTCCGCATCAACGAAAGCGCACACCGTATGATCATCCAGGTTCGAGGAGCCAACGGAGCAGGCAAGACGACGGTCGTTCGTCGCGTGATGGACCAGCTCGGTCAGGCCAGACCGATCTCGGCACCGAAGAGAACGAGGCCGATCGGCTACGTCTTCGATCAGTGGCCGAGAGGCGTGTTCGTGCCCGGTAGCTACGAGAATCCTACCGGCGGATGCGACACGATCAGCTCCATCGAGACCATCTTCGACCTCGTGTCGATGTACGCGGAGGAGGGACTCCACGTCCTCTTCGAGGGCATCGTCGCTCAGCACTCGGCGACTCGACTCCTCGGTGTGTGGAAGAAGTTCCGCGAGCGCAACGTCGACACCGAGGTGATCGTCCTCAAGACGGACCTCGGCTCGTGCATCGCCTCGGTGGTCGCGCGTCGCCAGGCGAAGGGGAACTTCGAGCCGTTCGATCCGGAGAACGTCGAGAAGGAGTGGCGTGGTGTGCAGAGCGCGCGCAAGCGACTGATCGGGGACGGCATGAAGATCGTCGACCTCGACCGCGACGAGGCGCCGACCTACATCCTCGAGAGGCTTCGCTGATGTGTGGTGTCATCGGCTACGCGCCGCTGAGCCACGAGGTCACGCAGGAGACGAGCCTCGACCTCCATCTCGGCAGGATGAAGTTCTACGCTGCTCTCGTGCGCGAGAGCCTCGCGCGCGGGACGCACGCCGTCGGCAGCTATCAGCCTGGTGTCGGTCTCGACAAGACCGACGACTGGCGGAACTTCCAGAAGGTCTTCGACACGTCGCTCCCGCTGATCGCTCACACGAGGTACTCGACGAGCGGCGACTGGAGGCGACCCGAGAACAATCAGCCGATCGTCGTGGACGCGTCGGACTGGATGCCTCTCATGACCGGACCGATCGCGAGGGAAATGCCGAAGGACCTGACGATCGTCGACGGACCGACGATGCGACGTACTCCATACCTGATCGCGCTCGCGTTCAACGGCGTCATCCACATGGGAACGCGCGAAGAGTTCGAGCGCGAGCACGGCGTCAAGTGCGACAGCGACAACGACGGTGAGGTGTTCCTCCGCCGCCTCGAGAACGAGGAGCCGGACACCATGATCCTCGGCGAGCAGTGGTCCTTCGCAGGATGCTGGATCGTCGGGAAGAGGCTCTTCGCCGGTCGCAACCGGCGCCGTCCACTCTATCGGGTCGACCATCTCGGTGCCCGGTGGTATGCGAGCACGGCCGACATCATCCGCAGAGCCGGAGGACCACCGGGCGAGCTGGTCGCAGAGGGAGTGGAGTGGGTATGATTCGATTCATCAACCTTAGCGGACAGATCACACTCGATCCGAACGACGAGTACTTCGCCTGGTACGACACGGTTACGAGTAACTTCGTCGAGTCGTGGGCGGGAGGGATGCCGGTGTTCGACGTCGAAGGACTCGCAGACGAGCTCACTCGGCACGACAGTCCGATTCGTAAGAAGAGAACGAAGGATGAACTTCTTCGACTGATGCCTCCGGAGATTCGGGCGAAGGTCGTGGTTGAGATTGAGAAGACCGGGGGTCGCGCGTGACCAGACTCGACGAGTATCTGAAGTATCAGAAAGCCTCGTTCGAGATTGGCGACGTCGATCCTGGCTACTCGATGCTCCTCTACGTCTGCGACCGCTTCGAGCTGAATCGCGAGCAGCGATACTGGATCGCATGGTTGTATGCGATGACGTATTGCGGAGCCTCGGCGTTCTACCTCTACAACGAGTTTCCGGACTTCGAGCGCGTCGACGTCGGTCGCATGAGGCGATGGTGGGAGGCGCGCGGGCGCGACGAGATGATCGTCCAGACGGACCGACGCTGGGTCCGCTCGTCGAACATGTTCGTTCCGGCGTTCGAGTCGTACCGCGACCTCATCAGCGGTCGCGATCAGCACGAGTACTTCGACTCTCTGTGCTGGGCCGACACGCCGGAGAAGCGATACGAGAACGTCTACGGAGCGACGAGCAACCTCTACTCGTTCGGTCAGTTCGCGATGTTCCTCTACCTCGAGGCGCTCCACACCATCACGCCGACGGACCTCATGCCGACGGACCTCGATCTTGACAAGGCGTGGAGCTGTCGCAACGGTCTCTACTACGCCTACGGTCGCGACGATCTCGTCGAGGACGAGGAGACCCGCATCAGACCTGACGCGGTCGCCGACACTGATCGGTACTGGACCGACCTGAAGCTGAGAACGACGCAGTTCACGAGCGAGCGACCGACCATCTGGCAGACGGAGACACTCCTCTGCGCGTATCGCAAGTGGCATCGCGGGAAGCGATACGTCGGCTACTACCTGGACCGTCAGGCTCAGGAGATCGCGAAGATGAGTGAGAAGGTTCCGCGCGGCGTTCGCTGGGAGGTGCTCTGGGACTACCGTAGCGAGAACCTCAAGCGGGACGCGCTAGCGGAGCTCCACGACGGCCTGAAGCCGACGGGCGCGCTGCGCTCGTGGTGGAAGGAGCAGCAACTCGAGAAGACGAGGGAGGCGCTTCGGTGAGGTGCTTCTGGTTGTCGTTCGCCGATCCAGACCGACCAAGAGGAACTCAGTTCCTCGGAGCCTGCATCGTCGAGGCGATGCACTTCGTCGAGGCGATCAAGATTGCTCACGTTCTGGGGATAAACCCCGGCGGAGAAGTAAAGTCGCAGGGTTGGGAGTTCGACGATCCGGCGAAGATCGAGTTCATCCGAGAGCGAGCGAACAAGCTGATGTCTCGACAGGAGTGCGCGGACTTTGACGCCGCGTACAAGGAGCGATTCAAGTGATTGACCGCCTGAAGACGCAGGGAGAACCCATGACCTTCGCCGAGTTCGCGAAGGATCACGAAGAGCACGCACACTGCATCGCCTGCGGTCAGTGCCTCATCGATCCGTCACCAAAGGTTCGACTGTCGACGCCGATCTGGTGTGTCGGTTGTCGCGACAGAATCAAGGTACGTACCCTCCCGGAGCTTCTTCCGTGGAGATACGGATGGGAGAATTCATGAGTCGGAGCGTAGGAGTCGAGCTCGAGTGGGCTGACGTCGATCGTCACGTCGCCATCCCGGAGTACCTCGGATGGTGGAACGATCAGGACTACTCCATCGTCAACTCAGACGGTCACGCGAACGACCCAACGGGCGAGACGTGGCGATGGGGAGGTGAGGTCAACACGAAGCCGACGGAGACGTCCGCGGCACAAGGTGAGATCGTCCTCGCGCTTCGCAAGCTGCTCAACCCGACCGTCAACTTCAAGTGCAACCTCCACGTCCACGTTCAGCCAGACGTGGATCTGCTCGAGGATCTGCCGCTTCTCAAGCGCGTCTTCGCTAGGATGCGAGCCGCCGAGGACTTCGTCTACACTCGCGTCGAGCCGATCGTCGAGCCGAGCCGCGACGACTTCGCCAGCGACGAGATCTACCGTGGCGCGAAGAAGCGCTGGCGTCGCAATCTGCAGAGCCATCAGCACTCGCTGAGCACCGAGCGCTTCATGGAGGCGATGGAGGCGAAGACGACCGACCAGTTCAAGGACGCTCACGCCTCGCCGACGGTCTCAGGAGGTCGCGCCTGGCACATCGCGAAGCGGCCCGGTATGAACTTCCGGTCGCTGTGGAAGCACGGAACGATCGAGTTCCGTCACTTTCCAGGAAGCGACGATCCGGAGGAGGTCGTCGACTCGTGCGAGTGGTGCATGAGGTTCGTCGACATCATGATCACGGGCGACTCCTCACCTCGCGAGCTCTTCGAGAGTCGTCAGTGGAGGTTCCCGCGATTCCAACTGTACGACCACGACCTGATGCTCGGCTTCGAGCGAACGAAGTGGAAGCAGTGACGCTGACTGGTCGCAAGAGGATGATCGAGGTCCTTCGGGCGAACGGACTCTCCGTGAGCGACGAGCACAACGCTCGCTCGCCGGCGCAGAGATCGATGCTGTGGGAGAAACTCTGGAACGCTCTGCGCGACGCGTGCGACGGTACGTTCGAGGTTCCGTCGGCGCACTCGCCGTGTGACGGTCAACACGAGGCGCCGATCTGCGAGGACGCGACTTGCTGGAGACGCGACGACGTCGAGACTCCGGTGGAGCACAAGACGCCGAAGTCGGACTGAACGAAGTTCAAAGATTTCGCTCGTCACCACTACACACGGGCCTTACTGTGTGGTAGTGTGGGGCTTCAACGACTGAATCGGGGGACTCAGTGACGCAGAACATCGAGCTGAGAGTCGTGAGTACGGACAGTGACCAGGAGGTCACGACGATCCGGACGAATCGGGGAGTCGAAGTCGCGAGGAAGCTCGCGCAGTTCGAGCTCCAGACGAGTGAGGTGCACATCTCGTGCATCTTCGAGGTCGTGCCAGGTGGTGAGCGGATCCAGCGGAAGCGAGGGGAGCTTCCGTCGGACACTCGCACGACCTACGACTACATCTTCTCCACGTCGGTGAATCGGCGACCGCTTCCGGACTGGTTCTACGCGAAGCAGGAGATCCCGACGACCGACGAGCCTCCGCCGCGTTCGTGGAGTCGCTGCAAGACGAGCGCGTGCGGGAACAAGGAATGTCGGTGGGCCGGCGTCGGCCTCTGCTATCCGTGCGCGCTCAACAAGCTCGGCGGAGCGGAGATGCTGCGACGCTACGAGGCGACTCGAGCCGACGACGGCGAGAGCTGGAGCGGGAAGGTCTACGGTGAGTGACGACACCGACGACATGACCGTCGAGCAGTTGATCGCCGAGGTCAAGAGACTTCGGTATCGACTCCGCTGGTCTGGTCTCCGGCTGGACGCGTTCATGGCTGTCCTGTTCGGCATCGCACTCGTCAGCGGCGTCGCGCTCGGCCTGTTCGTCAGCGGCGATCGAGTCGAACCAATCCGTCTGCTGAAGGTGACCGGACTCACGATCGTCTACTTCTTCGTGATCGGCAACGCCACTGAGTTCGTCAAGTGGTTGTGGAGCAAGCGCAAGTGAGAGTCCTACACGTTCGCAACGTCCATCACGCGCTCACTCTCGCTCTCAAGCTTCTTGAGAAGGAGGGAGTGCGACGCGACAGTCGCAATGGCCCGGTGGTGATGTCGCCGGTTCCGGTGACGACCGTCTACGAGCGACCGCGCGAGCGTGTCATGTTTCATCCGTGGCGCGACGCCAATCCGTTCTTCCACTTCTACGAGTCGCTGTGGATGCTGGCCGGACGGAACGACGTCAAGTCGCTGACGCGCTACGTCGATCGCATGAAGAGCTTCAGCGACAACGGACAACACTTCAACGCCGCCTACGGATTCCGGTGGCGTCAGTCGCGCGGCGACCTGAAGCGCGTCGACTACGACGACTACTCCTACAATCCGCGCGACCAGCTTCGCGACATCATCGCGCGACTCAAGTCGAGCAGGGACGACCGACGTTGCGTCCTGCAGATCTGGGACCACGAGTATGACCTTCGCGCTCCAGGCGACACGCAGACCAAGGACTCGGCGTGCAACGTCGCCGCGACGTTTCAGGTCGGCGTCGACGGTCGACTCGACATGTCGCTCTTCTGCCGTTCCAACGACGTCATCTGGGGAGCGTACGGAGCGAATGCCGTCCACTTCTCGATGCTTCAGGAGTACGTCGCCTCGTTCGTCGGCGTTCCCGTCGGTACACTGACGCAGATCAGCGTCAACTGGCACGCCTACGAGGACGTCCTCAAGAGCACGGTCGCGAAGTGGAAGGACCAGGACCCGTCGCGGACCTACCACCACGAGCGATACATGGCTCAGGTCGAGCCGTACCCTCTCGTCATGAACACGACGATGGAGGAGTGGGACCTCGAGTGTCATCACTTCACCGACTTCGACGGCGTTCGTCCGCCCGGTGGTCGGGATCAGTTCGACGAGCTGTTCTTCCGCAACGTCGCGTGGCCGATCGTCGCCGCGCACGACGCGTACCGCGACCTCCAGGACGAGGAGCGGTTCGACTACGCGCTCGAGCAGCTCTCGAAGTGCGAGGCGAGCGACTGGCGCATCGCCTGCCAGGACTGGCTCAAGCGTCGACAGGCGAAGTGGATGCGCGAGCGAGACGACGGCGTCAACTACGAGGAGACGACATGAAGAACAACGAGTTTCCCATCATGTTCTGCGTGACGATGGTGTGTCTCACGATCATCATCGTCGCGGCAATGCTCACCGGCAACCTGGAGAAGCTTCCGTGAGTGAGAAGCTCTGGCTGGAGATCGAGTCGATGCGCGCGTCGCTCGGTTACACGAAGCGATGGCACACGCTCCCGCAGATCAACTCCACGAACGTGGCGGAGCACTCCGGGCAGGCGGTGTCGCTGCTCCTGCTCCTTCACCCGAACCCGTCGATGAATCTCGTCAAGTCGATGCTCTGGCACGACTCGTCGGAGCGCGTCGCCGGCGACGTTCCGGCGCCCGTCCGTCGGGCTCATCCGGACTTCGCGAAGATGTACGAGTTCGTCGAGTACGGAGTTATGGCCGACAACCATCCGTCGGCGATGCGCGCGATGCACGTTCTGACCGAGGACGAGCAGCGATGGCTCAAGGCGATCGACGTGCTCGAGCTGGTCATGCATTGCACCGACCAGATGATGCTCGGCAACACTCACGCCGCGATTGTGCGCGAGCGAGGCCTCGGCTACCTGCGTCGTCAGCCCGCTCCGGACATGGTTCTCGAGTTTGTCGACCACTACATGAGTAAGCCCGGTGGGCCGAGGAGCTTCGCGTGAGGAAGACGATCGATCGTCCGAGTGGAGACGAGGCGATCGACTTCCTCATCCTGGCGATCAGGAACAAGCTCCTCAAGAACACCGACGTGAAGTATCGCCAGAAGCTCTTCGAGATCGTCGACTCGAATCGCATCACCGTCAAGGATCTCCTCAACCGCGTTCTGGGAGTCGCATGAGTTACATCGACTACGTAGAGAAGGCCGCTCGGCGCTACTTCGACCTCTTCGAGAAGGCGAAGGAGAAGTCGAACCGCGAGCCAACGATCGCCGAGGCGCAGAACCAGATCGAGGGGATCTGGGATTGGCTCGAGCGTCGCGCCAAGGAGGAGAACTACGAGGTTCTCGAGTGCACGATGGATCTGCGGACCATCTGCGCGGCGATGGCGTCGTGGCTCTACGTCATTCCGGGCGCGACTGCCGAGGGTGACGCGAACATGCTCCGCATCAAGGACGCGGAGTACGGCGGCTCGTGGCAGAAGCGCGGAGGTCCGGGAGCGTTCTTCGCCGCGTGTCGCAAGTGGGATCGCTACGAGCAGTCGGTGGCGAAGCACGGATCACTCGAGAACGCGCTCGCCGCAGACAAGCGTGAGGAGGGCATCCTCGACGACGTCGGCGATCTGCGACGCTACCTCGTTCTGTGGGAGGCGTGGCGTCTTGAGCACGACGCGTATCGCGATTCGCTTCCAAGACCGTGAAGCAGGTCGACATCAGAGTCGTTCTGTGCATGGCGACTGTGATCTACGTCGGCGGGATCTGGTGGTGTGAGTCGTGCTGGGGTGGCGGGTTTCTAGATCATCCACCACTCGGTCGTCACAGACCGAAGTGTCGATACTCTCAGTATCCGTGAAAGACGAGACCCGAAGAGTAAACCTGACCTCGAGGGAGGGTCAGGTCGTCGCGCTGCGCGCCATGGAGCGCGGCTTCGACGTGATCGCTGAGCAGCTCGGCATCAGTGAGGCGATGGTGCGCCGAGTGTACGCTCGAGCGCGACGCAAGATCGACAGGAAGACGCGCTAGTGGTCAAGTCCAACTTCAGCGACCAGAAGCCGCACTTCTCCTTCATGCAGGAGCAGTCGTTCTATCAGCCGTCGTACGAGGCGATCTCGACCCTCGGTCCGATCGACTGGAAGACACCGGGCAGAGGCGACGTCAAGGACTGGTGGGAGGCGAAGCGGGTCTGCATCGACGTCGAGGCCCGCGACGAGCAGCTCCGTGAGCTCGGGCCTGGTTGTAGGAGGGATCCGACGAAGAACTACGTCGTCGGGTACGCCGTCGCCGTCGAGGACGGACCCTCATGGTATCTGCCGATCAAGCATCTCGGCGGAGACAACTGCGAGTGGGACGTTCGTGGCTGGATGCGCGAGCAGATCAAGCGGTTCAACGGTGAGCTGATCCTGAACGGAGCCGGCTACGACCTTGACTGGACCGCGACAGATCTTCAGGACGACTCGATTCTGAAGAAGAGCATCACGGATCCGCAGGTCATCGACCCACTCATCTACGAGCTCTACGATCGGTACAATCTCGACGAGCTCTGTCTTCGCTACGGACTCCCCGGCAAGGACGAGGACCTCCTCAGCAGAGCCGCCGCGGTGTGGAGGACGCACCCGAAGACGGGACTGTGGAAGCTTCCCGCCCGCTTCGTCGCTCAGTACGGAATGGTCGACGCGCGTCGGCCGCTTCAGGTCGTGCGTCGGCAGGAGCCGAAGATCGCCGAGGAGAAGATCGAGCGGATCTGGGCCATCGAGAAGAAGGTCACGCCGATCCTCGTCAAGATGCGACGTCGCGGCGTTCGCATCGACTACGAGCATCTTCAGGCGCTCGTCGCGCTGTCGATCAAGAAGCAGGACGAGCATCTCGCTCTGGTTCGGCAGGAGTGCGGCATCACGGTCAAGCGTGAGGACATCTGGAAGGCCGCGGTCCTCGCGCACGCGCTGAGAGCGGCCGGATACGAGCCGCCGAAGACGGAGCGGAAGGTCAGCGAGAAGACGAAGAGGTGGACCGGAGGGAAGGACAGCGTCGACGCCGACTTCCTCGCCGGAGCCGGCAAGGTCGGCAAGAACCTCCTGCGCGCTCGCAAGTGGGCGAAGCTCCGCGACTTCTGTCGTCAGGTGAGCGAGGCAGCGATCAACCACGGCGACGAGTGGCGCGTCCATTGTACGTTCAATCAGCTGAAGACGACCAGCGAGCAGGACTCCGACGAGTCCAAGGGAGTGCGCTACGGTCGCCTCAGCTCTGACAACTTCAACGTTCAGCAGATGCCGGTCCGCGACCCGGAGTTCGGCGAGATGTTCCGCCAGATCTTCGTCGCCGACCGAGGTGCCCAGTGGGGGTGCTCGGACTGGTCTCAGCAGGAGCCGCGCATCGGCGTTCACTACGCTGAGATCATCGAGCGCATCACGCGCGGACGCGAGTGTCGCGGAGCGAAAGAGTTCGCCGACGAGTATCGCAGCAACCCTCGCCTCGACATCCACGCGAAGCTGACGGAGATCGCCCTCGGCGAGAAGTACAACAAGCAGAACCCGTTCCACGTCCAGAAGCGAACCGAGGTGAAGAACTACGTCAACGGTCGCCTCTACGGGATGGGCGACACGAAGCTCTGCTGGGAGCTCGGCTGGGAGACCGAGACGATCTTCGACAAACGCTGGAACAACGGTCAGGGTGGATACCGCGAGGTGCCGACGGCCGAGTCCGCCGAGAGGATCAAGGGCTTTGTGGAGTTCGCACCCTGGATCCCCGGGCTGACGCGCTCGGCGATGGAGGCCGCGGAGCGTCAGGGCTTCGTCGTCACGTTCCTCGGTCGCAAGCTCCACTTCATGCGGGGCCCTGACGGGAAGTGGTGGAAGCTTCACAAGGCGTTCAACCGCGTCGGTCAGGGCTCGGCCGCCGACCAGATGAAGGCGACGCTCGTTGCCTGCGACGAGGAGGGACTGACGCCGGACCTCGCCGTCCACGACGAGTTCGACTTCAGCTTCTACGACATCAAGGACGCTCTACGCGTCAGCGAGCTTCAGCGCGACACCGTCAAGTTCAACGTCCCCATGATGGTTGACCTCGAGATCGGTCCCTCGTGGGGTCAGCTCACGAAGTACGTCGCACCGTCAGCATGAAAAGGAGAGACAGATGGCAACGAAGAAGCGCCCGAACTTTCGCAACAAGCAGCACATCGTCGTCACGGACTCGTCGCTGGTCGAGCGAGTCTACTACGACCCGAAGTCGCGAATCCTCGACGCCGTCTTCCACTCGCACGACGGTGGCCCGGGGAAGCGGTATCGCTACTTCGGCGTGACCGCGCTCGTGTTCGCGGAGTTCGTCGTCGACTCGTCGATGGGGACCTACTTCAACGAGCACATCAAGAACCGCTACGAGTACAAGAAGGTCCCGAACCGATGAGCGACGGGATGGCTCCCGACAAAGCCGAGCGACGAGCGATGGATCCTCGAGATCGCCTCAAGGAGATCCGCGAGCAGAGGATGCTCCTCGAGGTCGAGGAGTCCAAGATCGAGAAGATGCTCGCCGAAGACGAGGCGAGGAAGATCGTAGCTCGGCTGAAGGAGAACTTCCCTCCGTCGGAGTTCAAGAAAATCATCTCGAGCGTCTGCGACAAGCTCGACTTGTCGTGCGAGAGCTGCCACCGAAGAGGAGTGTCGTGAGAAGAGCAATCGTACTGGACACCGAGACCACCGGCTTCTCGCCGCATCAGCATCGCGTCGTCGAGATCGCAGTCGTCGACTTCGAGACCGGCGACACGCTGCTTCACACGTACCTCGATCCCGGCGAGGCGATCCCCGAGGACGCGTCGGCGGTTCACGGCATCACGTGGGATCAGCCGACGTACAAGGCGAAGGACGGCACGGAGAAGCCGGCGACGATGGTGAAGGGTCAGCCGACCTTCGACACCGTCGCGCTCGAGCTGGCGACGATCATCCAGGGAGCCGAAGCGATCATCGGATACAATCCGTGGTTCGACCGAGGGATGATCGCCGGCGAGTACCGTCGTCTCGCTCAGTCCACACCGGGCGATGTGCCGACGCCACGATGGCCGACGCTGATCTGCGCGAAGCGACAGTGGGACCTCAACGAGCCGAGGGAGCAGCGTCACCTGACGAACGCCTACAAGCGATTCGTCGACCAGAAGGGATTCGACGGTGCTCACGGCGCGATGGCCGACACGACCGCGACGCGCGAGGTTCTCATCGCGCAGATCTTCACCTTCGGTCTCGAGGGCAAGAGCTGGGAGGAGTTCGACCCCGACCAGAAGCGATGGTGCGGTCCGTCGGATCACGTCATCGTCGTCGACGGTGTGCTCGTCTGCAACTTCGGGAAGTACAAGGGTCGTCCCTGTCACGAGATCGACCTCGGCTACTGGAGGTGGATCGCTGGACAGGATTTCCCCGAACACGTGAAGACCATCGGCGACTACTGCGTCGTCAAGAAGGGTCCCACGGCCGACGAGCTCTACGGATTCGCATACGGGAGGTTCATGTGATGTCGCGCAACGACGCTCCGCCCGGTGGGCTGGAGGACAAGTGGACCGCTCGCTGGATGCGCATCGCACTCGAGGTCGCGTCCTGGAGCAAGGACCCAGAGCGCAAGGTCGGCGCCGTCATCGTCGACGACTCGCGCATCGTGATGGGACTCGGCTACAACGGGTTCCCGCGCGGCGTCGAGGACAGCGAGGAGCGACTCAACGACGAGGCGACGAAGCTCAAGCTCGTCGTTCACGCCGAGGCGAACGCCATCCTCAACTCGCACGACCTCGGCGCGGCGTACACGACGCTCTACTGTACGTCGCATCCGTGCTCCGAGTGTGCGAAGCTGATCGTCCAGCGGGGCATCGCCTGCGTCGTCTCGCCGGCGGCGAAGACCGAGGGGAAGTGGGCCGAGGACGCGAAGTTCGCTCGCATCATCCTCAGCGAGGGTGGAGTCGAGCACGAGATCATCTACAAGGATCGCCTCGAGAGGATCATCGCCGATGAGTGACGCAGACGAGGGAGACCGCGAGTCAGACGACTGGCCGGACAGCGCCAAGAGGATGATCCGAGACCTCTGGGAGAAGGAGGCCGCCGCGAGACGGAGGATCGTCGAGCTCGAGGCGCCGATTCCGATGCGCCTCCTCTGTCCGTCGTGCGGTCAGCTTCACATCGACGAGGGCGAGTTCGAGACGAAGCCGCATCACACTCACGCGTGTCAGCTCTGCGGTCACGTCTGGCGTCCAGCGATCGTGTCGACCGTCGGCGTTCAGTTCTTGCCGGGATTCAAGAACAAGTGAAGAGCCTCGAGGCCATCGAGGTGCTCGCCGACGTCGACGAGGTGCACGACTCGCAGGAGGCGCTTCACCTCAAGGCGATGATCGCCGAGGGACGCGCCGTCCAGACGCACGTCGGTCTCGCGAGGTTCGACGTGATGGGACAGACGATCCGCGTCAAGCTGAGCGACAACGAGCGCGTCGTCGTGTCCGCGATCGACGCGCTCGACTGGACGCCAGACCAGATTCGGCGAGTCGGGTTTGCCCTGCTCGCACTATCGGAGAAGCGGTGACCGAAGCAGAATTCCGCAGTCTCGTCGTCAAGATGCTGGCTCCTCTCGCCGCCTTTCCGGTCGAGAACCTGGTCGACGACGGGACTCCAGACATC